CTCGCTCATGTTGTCAAATACTTAATTTCAGGAGTATATGAGAACAACTCACTCGTCTGTTCCAACCCGTTACTAAATACAAGTGTCACACTTACCGAATAGGTCGTTCCAACCACGATAATCTCCCGTCCTGCGGATGTTGCGGGAATACGTATTTTATGCTCGCCCGTTATACCAGACTGCGCGGAAAATCTCTGATTATAAATATTCAGATCGGTTTGATAACTGTTATTTAATCCGTTTATCTTGACTGCGGAAATTGTTATAGACGATACTATCTCCGTCTGGACATAAAACGTCATTTCAGCATATGACAAACCAGACGATGTATACGTTCCGTCAATCGTATATATACTCGGTTTTGCCGATTTAGGTTTTACAGTTACATACGAAATCGCGCTTTCATTACTGTAAATGTAGCCATTATATGCCGATATTGTTATATTATAAAGGCCATCGGCTACAAGATTTGGACCGATTCTCCCAATATCGACACTATACGAATTCCGCGTATCTGTTGTTGAAACATTATATGGAATCGTGATTGGCGTGGACACCGTTGAACCTATTGGCGGTGGCGGTGTAATCGTTATATTATACAGTTTAATCGGACTACCCCCCGTATTCGGTTTAGCCCAAACGATATTAATATAGTTCCCCGATGTTTCCGTTAATACTGGTGGCAATATACCGTATTTCGCAGTTATCAATACACCCGACGGGGCGGTGGGTTTCATCAATGTGCGCGCAGTGATGATGGCCGATTCAGCACCAACACCCACCGTATTGATGGGTTCTATTTTTAGTTCGTATTTATTTTCGTTCAAGAGATTACGCAAAATGTAACGGCGCGACTGACCGCCGCTACCGCCATTTGTCGATATAATAATACTGCTAATATCTAATGTCTGTTTCAACCACACTGTATCCGGCACCTTGCGGTAATATAAGTTATATTGACGAATTGGTGGGCCATTGAACCCTCCCCCAGCCGCCACACCCGTATTCAATGGGTCCGTCCATTTCAAATCCACCATCAAATTTTGACGCTCATCCGCCGCATTCGTAAATCCGAAATCACTGATAATCGACGGAACGGACGACGTCTTCACTGTTATCGTCGCAGGAACGCTGGATAATCCGCGCACATTCCCCGAAAACACCGAGATATAATAAACCGTATTTGCGCGGATTTCAACCGACCCAGGGATGCGTTCAAAGACAAGCGAATTTCCGTTGATTTCGCCAGAAACTCGGTTGTATGTCGCGGCCGCCATCGCAGCAGCACCCTCGGGTTTATAGGGGAACACGCTTTTATACGGTGCCCATGTCTTATTATCCACGGAATATGTCATAACATACCCGGTGATGGGGAAGCCGCCATTGGATTCTGGTGCGTCCCATACGAGCGTTATCCGGTTGAGTTCGCTGTCGTAGCTTGTTATCCGTAAATTAATAGGTTCAGTGAGAATCGTCGTGGGTATATCCAGGGTCACTTGAAGACCGGCCTCGTATGTATACGTCCGCTTATAATTATATAAATTCACGGATGGGTCAAGGCATAGAAGACGCTCTTTTCCAGGAACACCGCACGCACTCGTAAGACCGCAAAGCACGGGGCGATTTGCCGGCGTCGTCGGACATGTCAATGTAAATGCGCTCCCACCGACCCCACTCAAATAGTTGGATTCATTGCCGATTTTCCGCATTAATTCTCCACGCGACGCCTTTGCGTATTTCTGACTCTTCGTCAACCCACCTACATTTTTATTGTATTTCAGGATTTCGGCCTTACGCCGCATATCATAGACTTCATCGACTTGTGTCGCGGTGAGTTTGGCGCCGGTGACGCTGTCAACCAAGTCTGAAGAACGGCATTCGGGTTTGAAACGCGTCCAGAATTCGCGATTATAGGGATTGGTATAAAATAAATTAGTATTACAATTAATGATGGCGGGTGTTATTTCAAATACATTGACGTCAAAATACGCGACCTTTTGGTTGAAGTTCGTCGTTGCGGGCTGAACTACTGTGATTGTAGCGGTTCCTGAACCATAGATGTATGCGGTATATACCGCGCCCCCAGCCGTCGTCGTCCCACCAGACGACCGTATTTTCAATAAACCCTCATTGGATGACGAGAATAAAAAATTGGAAGAGGAGTCGCTATTATTGGAAAGAGGCGGTGTAATCACAAACGAACCCTCGGATGTCATTTTATTCAAGTCGGGTAACCGATAAACGGTGTCGGGCAACCCAGTATTCGCCGCCGGAATTTGACCGACAAATGTCGGCGTGGATTTTTCGATTTTGATACGAATGGTCGTAGTGAAACCCACGGTGTCTCCAATTCTTTGCGCCGACCGTTGATATACTGGATTCTCTTCTTGAAGAAACTTGATGGGAATAAGCGTATGATTGCCATCTGGCAAAACCGTCACCTTTTTAAACGCGATTCTATTGTTGGTGATCGTTACATTATCATTTGCCATCTGAAATGTCCGCGGCGGTGTCGTCAAACTCAAATAATAAATGACATCTCCGTATTCAGGTGAGCCATCCAATAGGGTTTTCCGGTTTGTCGTCGCGAATTGCGAAAAACTCAAATCAATAAACCCGTCGAGATATTCGCGCGTGATAATCCCGTTTGCGTCTGCGTTTGGTATGGTATATCTACTAGCCCCCGAAAAAGGCTTGATTGCTATATTCGTGAGGGACTTTATTATCGTAAGCGGCACTACAATACTCTTTTTACTGAATCTATAAATATCATCGCCTATCATAGAGGGTTCATACGCGGCCTGATTTATTTCCATCCGTAATACCGTTGTGAGTTGGTCAAATCGATATCCGCCAGACACATCATAGATACCGTTGATGACGAGGGCATTTCTATAAGGAAGACGCACAATTGACGAGCCTGGATTTTTATATATTCCGACAGCGTTATCTGGCTCACCGGATGGTTGCGGAATTACATAATAGTCTTTATTGAAAGAAACAACCGAAATGGCGTAGGAATTTGTTGGAAACGAGAATGTGATGGGCGTCCGCGTATTATTTGAAGATAGATTCAACAGTGGTATAACTCCGATAAGCGTCCCGCGCCGACTTAATAATTCGGTAGGGACATCTGTATCTCTCGGTCCGACACCTGCTGGAACGCCGGGTATCGTAAATGTGCCGGATATAAGCTGAAATGTAGTAGAATAAGTTAATGAATATACATTAAATCGACTTGTACCATCGCCTTCGTTTGTTATATTAAAATATACATCACCGTATACGGTTTGTCCATTGACAGTGGTTATCGTCTGTTCTAATTGTGGCGTCCATATTGGCGACTGAGGTGTAACAGACATTATGATGAATATTATTATTAATATTATTATTATGATTATTATATTTTTTTACACGTATCGTATCGTATCGTATCGCTGATATGTGAATGTAAAAAAATATTACCGCATATACCAATGATTTGAGAGATAAGAACCGACATTCTTTGTCGCATTCGTATCTCCACCCGCACTGGTTATCATCTTCAAATTGGGTCCTTCATCTACGATGCTCTTTATTTTATTAGAACCAATCGAGTAATTGAAATACTGAATAGTGGAAATATACCCACTAAACCTGTGCTTGGCCTTATCTTCGCCGATATTCACCTTTCCGTAATTTTGGAGAGGGATGCCGGGGGTTTTGCGACGCTGGGCCAACCGACCATTGATATACAAATCAATGACATTATTCGTCACACGGATCACAGCATTCACCCAGTTCTTCATTGGAATGTCGGTCGTGATGAGTTGCTCGTGTAGGTTATCTTTCTTTTTATCGCCACCATTATCACCTTTTCCACTCACATCCACAACGGCCATCAAAGAGACATTGACGCCTGCGTCGGTCCTATCGGGATTCGTCGCGTTGATATCATTGGAAAACCGGATATACATTCCTGGAGCGTTATTGGGATAATAGATTCCGTCAGTAGTCGACTTGGTTCCCTCTCCACCTTTGCTAAAGATTCTCGACCATTTCCCTTTTTCAAGTGGAACCTGATTCACGAAAAACCACGCCGACCACGTATATTCTAAACCACCGTCTTCATTCATAGACCGTGCGATAAATACAGAATCCTTTTGCGCCGGATCTTGTGAAATGTTCATCGCCATATCTTCGGTATTCGCGGTCCCGTTCAACACGTAAGGCGACATCGTTGGGAGCATCAAATACGACAATCCGATGATGGCGAGTTTCACAGCGACGGAAAACACGATAAATACCATCAAAATAAATGCGAATTTGGCGACAAGACTATTCGATTCCATAAATTCTCGCAGACCGAACCCGCCGCCGACGCCGCCGACGCCGCCGACGCCGCCGCTACCGCTTCCACTGCTAGACCCAGAGAGACCGGCGTCACTTGGCTTTGAGAAACTGGATGATATTCCACTTAAAAATCCGCCGCCACCGCCGCCGCCAGCGCCACTACTTTCGCTCATTACAGTTCTAATAATGTATATAACCGGTTATGTTGTGTCGTATTACTATATATAACAAATAAAAAAACAATCCATTCTCGTGAAATGGGTTGTTTTCGTTCTGCTCGGGTCGGCTTCGCTATGTGCTTATACTGGTCTGTTCCTGATTATCCACGATAAAGCTCAACTTCACCTTGTATTTGTTGAGGAGGTCGCTCCAAGGGCTTCCACCGAATCCTTGTGAGTAAATATCCCACGCCTCTTGGGGTGCGATTGGCGCGGCTTTCAGTTTGACATTGGTGATAAATCCGACGTCTTCTATTTTGCTAGCATCGCCTAAAATAATCTTTTGTGTTTCACTGAGTTTTGAACCGTTATTTACAACGCACGATTTCACTAATTTACCGTCGACATAGACGTCCATTGCGGAACCGTTGAAACTGACAATAAGGTTGACCCATTTTTGAAGAGGGAAATCCGCGATTTCGCAGTCTTCGCCGGAAGATGAACCGGTCCGTGGGAAAATTTGGACGGTGTTCGTGGATGCTTTAAATTGGATCTGAAAAATGGGAGTGCCTGTCGCATTTTGAAATTGAATCACCTTGGCGCCGGTGACCCATTTCTTAATGTAAAACCATATAGAAATCGCAGTGTTTGCCTTGAAACTCGAGGGTAGATTCGTCCCTTGTATTGTGGTTGCTGTCGCCCATTTTTGCATGGTTCCTAAAGTTGTATAATTCGTTGTGATTGCTTTAAAAATGACATACAAGAGGAGAAGAATCACGATGATTGCGAGAACAAGTTTTGAGTTCATATTCGTATGAGTATTTGATTCGTATAAATATTACATATATAATATAATATTCCATTACCGTTCGCGGCATTCCATTACCGTTCGCGGCATTCCATTACCGCGAATACATCGTATTTGACCCAGCCCCCTTGACTTCATCCTCAATCGTCGGCATTCCAATCATCGGCGGATTTTGCGTCTTCAACATTGTATACGTCCAACGAATTTGCTCCTTCGTGAGCGGATATTTGTGAAATGCGAAATTACAGATACTACCATTGAGACCCCGGTTATTGGGGGTCTGACCCACCGTAATCGGCTTCAATTGGATATCCGGCATAATGAAGTCGCTCTTAAATATCAGCTTGTTATTCAGAAATAAGTCCATCGTTTTTCCGTCATAATTCACGACGAAATAGTTCCATCGCTGAAGTTGGACATCCGCATCAAGCTCTTCGTTATCGGTTAATATCTGAATCTTCGTCCTCTGTGCGTTCGAAGTAGATCCGTCTTTCACTATCGCATTGTAGTTTCTCCTAGAATTATATATTTCGCTGGTTTCAGCCGGAATACTGCTATTAGGCGTCAACCGATGACAATACAATTTCAATTCGTTCTTGGATGGATTATACGTCAATCGCGGAACATCTCCGAAATTAAATATCTCTAAATCAGTATTCTTCGAAGTTACGCTATTATTCAAAATGAACCACCCTGAAATGGAATAATGATAGCGCATTTTCTCTTCCGCCGGGCAATTCGCAGCCTTATCTTCCGGTGTGCGGTTAGCTCCAGTGTTGTGATAAATGAAGATTTCCTTGCTTTGCGTCGTCAAATTCGTATCGTGTAACTGTTTGAGGCTCACCGGTGCGGCCACGATTTGAGAAGCGGATGCGCCAATGTAGTTCAGTAAATAAGGCCCGCCGTATAAAATGGCGATGAGCAGGAGTTCAATCGCCACGATAATCCAGATGGGGCGCGTTGTATCGCCCACAGCACCCTGTGAACTCTGGAGGAAGTCGAGGAAGAGGCACGGAATGTAAATAATAAACGCCCACAACAATTTCAACAGTTTCACCCCAATAATGGATTTCGTGAGATGGAAGAGGAACATAAACACAATAAGTGCGACCATAACGCCGTGTTGTTTATAGTATGCGAGGACGCACAATACAACGAAGAATACCGTATTCATAATGAAGCGGATATTGGTGAGGAGGTTCGCCATCGGCGCCATCTTCGGGGGTTCGCCCGCGCCCTCGCCCGCGCCCGCGCCCGGTTCTTTCGGCAACTTATTGTCAATAAATTCTAATCCGTAATGAAAGAATAGAATCGCGATTCCTAATACGGTCATTCCCGTAACCGACATTCGGTTCTTGTCGTCCACATCGCGGTCATAGACCCACACAATTATCATCAGGACAATGTAAATAATGTGTGTCATTCCGAATGTGAGCTGGCGCATTGGACTACTGATGTCCTCCGGCTTGAAGTCGTTGAATAGATAGTCTTCGGGTGTTTTCTGATTCGTGGTCTTGAATTTATCTCGGAGGTAGGCGACGAACCCGGCGATGGCGATGATGGCCATAATAACGTAAATAGTATGTGCTGTGGGGGAGTTCATCTGCGCGACAAACCCGCCCGAGGCCGTTTCCGATTCATCTCCCGCCTTGCTATCTGCGCCAATCTTATAGACACTATAAATAATTGCGAGTATCAATATCACAAACGCAATGACAATAAAAATCACCTTGATGAGGCTGCCCACCGCGTTGACCTTTGTTTGTTCTTGGCTCACTTCCGTATCCGCCACTCCCGCGGCAGGTGCCGGCGCCGCGGGTCCTGTCGCCGTCGATACATCCGCAGGTACAGGGATTTTACCTAGGCCAAATAAACGAAGGTCGGTTCCTCTGTCGGTCGCACTATCCTTGGCTGCGTGCCATTTCGTGAAATTAAAAAACGACTTCTGATTTTCAAATGGCGTGGTGAGTTCTGGACTGTTTTTGATCTTACCAATCACCCAAATAATGCCATAAATCAATAACTTGAAAAGGGCTATAAAAAATACTGGAACCAAATAAACCGATGTCAACAATGTTCTCACACCTTTTACGAGTGGATTGTCATCGGCAAATATCTCGTGGAATCCGCCACCGCCAATCAAATGATAAAAAATGGGAAGACAGCACAACGCGTAAATAATAACAATTACCACCACGTATTCCATATTCCTAGGAAATGCGCCCCCGTTTTCAGCGAGATGTTTCCATAACCAGGACAACCCGCCTACCGCTACCGCAATCGAGAGTCCAATGATTCCTATCCATTTTAAAACTCCGGGTGATTGCGCCGATTCTTTCCACTGCCACACCTGAATAGAGTCAATGAATTTCGTAATGGTGCTGAGCCCACCTACATTCATTTCCTTTACTTTTGGGAATAAGAGTATCGCGCATAATAACATTACAACAATGAATATAATAAAAAAGGTATCCAATAATTCTTTTACACGCGGGAACATATCTCCCCGAAACGATTTCGCGATCCACTCCATCGTGGCGTCCGACGTCGTGACCTTTGTGAAGACGATGGAGATACATAAAATGACGAGAATCATTGACAAGAATGGATTCCACCGCGACAAGCTTGCCAGATGTGCGGGTATTTTATCGATGAAACCGGTATTGGATGTGTCATTTACGATTTTATCCCAATCATCTGCGGTCAATTTTTCAATATTCGCCGCATTTTGGCCGAGTTTTTCGGTCAATTGTGTGTTGTCCTTGAACGAATCACACTCGCCTTTGAATATATCGATAACCCCACTCGGCATTTTCATACATTCGACGACCTTCATTTTCGCAAAATAGAGTACACTTATAAGAATCGTGATGATTACTGCCAATGCGAGTAATACATTATTGACGATTTCATTATTGGATTGTTTCAGTTGGTCGATACGAGCCTGTATTTTAGCATCGATTATCATCGCGGATTCTTCCTGGCTCTTATTCGCGAGTTCCCCCGTTGTAGTGAGTTCTTTCACAACTTCATCTCTCAATTGCTGATAATACGCGTTGCCATTTGCTGCGTCGCTTTTGACGTCCAACTTGAAGTTGGTTTCTTGGTTCAATGCTACAAAATTCCAAATGATGACCGCTATCAAGGACAACGACACAATATATCCGAAAATCTTAAACGCGGTGAGTTTATTGACTTCACCCATCACGCCAAGAAGGGCGAGACCCGCGAGAACCATATACACGATACCGTGGGACGCGAACAGATTATTTTGGTCTGAATCCGCTTCAATACCGGAAACAGTGGGTATCCATTTTTGTTGGGTCGCGATGAATAAAAATCCCGCAATAAACAATAATATAAATGAAACATAGCGACCGGATTTAAATAACAAACCGGAACCGGCATCCGGATGAAACATTTTATAGCGATACATCATATATAGTGTAGCGAGCACCGCGATGACCTGAAACATAATACCGACATTCAATACCACATCGGAAATCGACGTCTTGAGTGCGGCGGTGTTGTTTGAATTCACTTGCTGGGAATCGTTTGAACCAGATTTCACGGAACGAACCTTGATAAATATACCGATGACTGCTAGAACCAACCCAGATATTAATTTAAAACCGGTTGATGCGAATATACCCTCGTCACTCCCTTCTTCTGCCCCTCCCCGGAACGCTTTCCATAAAACAGAAATTAAAATGATACCCCCCACGCCAAGAAATCCATAACTGATATATTCGAGTATACTGGATTGATTTGTTTCTCCAATACGATTACTCGTTAAGCCAAGAAAGAGGCCCAAGCCGAGAAGTAGAATAACGCCGAAAAAAATCCAAGTCATACTTTCTGGGGATATCTGAAACGGAGAAGCGGATGAAGGTAGTAAGGGATCGCCTGCGCTTCCTGTCGAGGTGGCCGCTTTTTTCCACCCAATATACGAATAAATATCGCCAGAATACAACCATAATGAAAATAGAATACTTGTGATCAATAATACAAATACAGAAAGGTTTTTGGTGAATACTTCCCATGTAAAAAACCCGACGAGTATAATTACGGAAATTATAATAAATGGTAGAAATTCTATTATGTTAGTTAAGGATGGCGTTGAAGCATCCATTATATTTATAATGACACCCAGTTATAAATATAAGATATAATATTTCGCGTTTCGCATCGCGACTCCGCGACTCCGCTACGCTTCGTCGCTTCGTCGCTCTGCGGCTGTGCTATATTTGAGATCCGCATCGCGACTCCGCGACTGTGCTATATTTCACGGATTTGTGTCTACATTGCGGTGATTGTGGCTCTACAAGAACGACATCGCCGTCTTTTTTCCGTGGCAATCCCGACACAAAGCGACTAAATTATCCACGTGGTTGGACCCACCGTGTTCTAAAGCAATGACATGGTCTACTTCAAACCACGCGGGCAATTGACGCTGACAGTCTCCGCATTTCCAACCCTGTTGTGCTGCTACATACTTCTTCTTGGTTTCACTCACACTGCGCTTGCTAGAATTCTTCCCGGAATTGAGGATGCGGCGTTCGGATGCGCTGCCACCGCCCCCCAACGACGGAGTTGTTCCCATCGCGCTACTCATTGCGCGGCCAATCGCACTGCCACTACTCGCGCGGCCAATCGCGCCGCCACTCGCTCCGCTCGTTTGACCGCCCATCGCACCGCCGTCGTTCGGGGATGGACCCCCCGTCATATCAAAAAACGGCGTTATCATATCCGCCGTCCCCTTGCTTATCGGCATATACTTAATGATGTCATTGGCGTGGTACATCAATTGCCTAGAGTTTTCCGGATTACGGCGTAAAAAAATGAAGAGCGAGAGACCGACGAATCCAAATGTCGCCATTTTAATCCACTTTTGATTGCTCTGAAACATTTTCGTCAGGTGCCCGTCATAGTATGTGTTAACGATAAGGAATGCGGCTATAATAAAAACGATATACTCGGCCTTTACCATTGCGCGCGCGTGTGTGTGTGGTTATATATAGCAGCGAATAATAACACCGGAATAAACCGGTTCCGGTTCACCGGAATAAACCGGTTC